TGATAGTGTGGCCGGCAAACCTAAAAACCAAGTCGGTTTTTTCGCCAGTCTCAATCTTGCTCGCCAGTTTCCATGATTTATTTTTCATTTGATTCGCTTTTTGTTGTTTGTCGTACCGTCACTAACACCACACCATTAGCACTCGCCATGCCATGCCAAACGTATCAAAAACAGGACACTTTCTCAATTCGTGAGACACGCCACAAAACACAGAATCCACAATGGACACAATCCAATTACATCAAACTGTCCAGCAAGGCATACACAGCACCCCAAAGTGTATTCATGGACACTTTACAGGACACTATCGCAACCTATTGGAAACACCACACTTGCACTGTCTCAAATTCTCAAGACACTTTCCACAAACTTGACACTTGCAATTTAACACGACTGCAACGATATTCCCGCCAATGGATGCAGTAACAACCACAGTGCCCGCCAACACCCCAAAGCGGCGCAAGCTGACCATTCAAGACGCAGAAGCTGTAGCTGAACTGGTCATTGGCTCGAAGTGCTCTGAACGTGAATCATGCCTTATCCTTAATATTAACTACGACCAATGGAGAAGCTGGAAAGCAAAACACCACAGAGCAGACGCATTTGACGCTACGTGCACGAGGATGCGAGGTTCAGAGATTCAACACTCAATGCGCCAGATCAAAAACTGTGGCGATGGTGTTGGCATGAAACAGCCAGACTGGCGAGCACACGCTTTCCGGCTTGGTGTGATCGCCCGTGATCGCTTTGGCCCGCAGTCAGGCCAGCAGCAGTCCGGCCCCGGTGTCAATACACTGTCAGACGATAGCATGGCAAGGCTCTTGTCCATGCTTAAGGCGAGCCAAGTTAGCGCTAACCACGTGGAACAATGCAAGCAAGTGGTTGATGTTCAATCGGATGTAGTTAAGAGCGTAGAGTGTCAGGGTGTCTCACAGTTAAAGCCTTGAACAGCAATGACTTGAATTATAGTTAGCATTGGGGTGTTGTATTTAATCAGTGTTATAATTCACTCATTCACAAGCACTTGCATAGTGTAGAACAATGCCAATGAATAACGATACAGAACAGGCTCAAAAACATACTCCCCCGGCACCCGGTCGGGTTAATATGTCATCAAATACATTTTCCCCTGCTATTAACCTTGGATTGAATCTTGTTGTAGATGGAGGAAAGGGGTTTGGTCGGGTCAGGAAAAAATTCAAGTCTGGTATTGGCTTCAGGGATGATTTGACTGCTGGATTGGTGGAGGAATGGAATCGGGTGGTGGATGGGGCGAGGGATTCGTTGGATTGATTTGGGCATAGAACGCCCTTATATCCCCAAACAGGTTACGGAGAGCGTCCGCTTACCTGCTGCTGTCAGCCTTCGGCTCACACACCCCACGCAAAGGGATGTTCGGGGACAGCGGGGACATTTCTTGGTGAGTTTGGGCGCGGGCGGATTCGAGGGGAGCGGATTGGGCTGTCTCTAGCCATGAGCGGGCATGGCGACCACAATGCAACGGGTTACCGAGTTGGCGGTTGCGACCGATGACAAGAAAGCCGTCTGTGTGTGAAAAGCAATTGGCGGGCTTTGAGGCTTTCGCCTCCACAGACGGCAAAACGATATTTAACTGGTCAATTTCAATCACGCAAGACAATTCGCACGGATGTTTGGATTTGTCAAATGGGATTTTTGTGGCATGATGTTTTTGATGATTTTACACGTCTGGAATAGAACCATCGGAGAACTTTGGTCGGGCGTTTTACTGGCATCTTCTGCCGGGTTTCTAGCCACATTGAACACCAGACGTTAATATGGCCAAGCGTAAGAAACTCACAATGGCCGAACAGGTGTTCTTGGAATACGCCAAACTCGCGCTGGCGGCGGGATGCCCGGATGACCAGGTGATGAATTTCTACCGCGCCGGAAGATTCCTACAACCCAAGCAGCTTGAAATGGCGGCTGCGGCAAGGGCTTGCGACCATCGTTGCGCCGCGTGTGAGACTTTAGTCGCGGCGGGACAATCCATCCCTGAATCATGCCCCGATTGCGGGCCAACGGCGGTTGGGGTCGGCGGCGCTCGCGGAGGGGGTAAGTCAGATTGGATGTTCACTCAGATATGCGCCGATGACGTTCAGAGGTTTCCCGGCCTGAAAGTGCTATATCTTAGAAAGTCGGTCACGGCGGCGCGGGAACAGATTCGCGGCCTGCTTCTGAGCGTGTGCAAAAACTTTCCGGCCAACATGAAGCCGAATTACCGGGAACAGGCCGGAACCATTGAATTTCCAAACGGGTCGTATGTCGTGGTGAAACACTTCAAGGATGAAAAAGATATTGAAAACTTCTTGGGCCAAGAATATGACGTGATAGCGATTGAGGAATTGACAACACTCACGTTTGACAAATGGAAAAACCTGATGACGTGTTTGAGAACATCAAAGGTTGGATGGAGGCCGAGATTTTACGGAGCATGGAACTGGGGCGGGGTCGGACACTTTTGGACGATGAAGGTGTTCTATGAGCCTTGGGAGAAGAAAGCGCAGCGAACCACGCGCTATATTCTCGCCCGCGTGGATGATAATCGCTACAACAACCCAGAATACATCAACACGCTCAAGAGCCTGACGGGATGGAAATACAAATCCTGGTATCTTGGCGACCCGCATTTTCAAAGCGGGCAGTTTTTCACCAACTGGAACGAGGGCTGGCATGTTTACCCAAACAAAAACGTAAATCCTTTGATTGATTCGTCCGCAAACTGGTATGCGTCATACGATTATGGCTTTGCCCATCCATATTGCTTTCATCTTCACTTCAAGGACAAAATGGGAAATTCATTCACTGTGGATGAGGAACACGCCAACGAGTCGGTAATTGAGGAACAGGCTGAAAACTTCAAAGCCATGTTGCGCCGTAACGGACTGGACATGGGCGACATCAACAACATCGCGGCGGGTAAGGATTGTTTTTCACGAAAACAGGATGGCCGGACAATTGCAATGGATTTCGAGGATTTGGGAATTACGCTGACGCCGGTTGAAATTGACCGCGTGAACGCTTGGGCGGTGATGCAGCAGCGATTGGGCGACGTGGAAAAGAATATCGCGCCAACGTGGTATATCCACCAGCGATGCACAAACCTGATCTCCCAAATCCCAATGGCTCAGAATCACGAAACCCGGATAGGCGACATTGCTAAACAAAATGCTGACGAGAACGGGGAGGGTGGTGATGACGCACTGGAATCCGCACGGAATTTTCTCGTAGCCGAAGCGGGCGGGCCAATCAGGTTTGCCCTTCCGATGGCCATTGGAAAGCCAATGCAGATGATTTGCGGCTAACGACCGGCGATAACTGTTTTTGACCTACCAAACCCAAACTGGTTTTTCTTCGGAGTGATGCGCCGCTTCTTCTCGTTGGTTTCTTTCCTGACATCCTCAATCCGTTCCTCAACGGTCTTGGTGTTCCGTTCGGGATTTGTGAACTCCCACGCGGCGGTTTGGGGCGCGGCTTCTGGCGACATAACGAAGTCTCTGTAAATCCAGCCACGGTCATTTGTCCAGAGCCAGTAACGGCGCGGATTTCCGTCAGCCTCGTAAGCCTCAAAGTCAATCGGTCGAAAGAATAGGCGCATACCACACCGGCCACAAACCTCTGATGTTTTTGAAATGGGCTTGTTGCGGCACTGTGGACACCGCTTTATGTCTCTCAGCAGAATGTATTCACTCATATCGCAAAGATGTGTGGAATCTGCATTTCAACCGTTTTGTTCAAAGGCAGGGTTGCCCACTGCTCCGATGTGACTGGAACCAGAATTTCGGCCAACTCGCCAACCGGAACGAATCTGCCGAACTTGCCGGTTTCATTCTGAATCATTCCAACAATTTGTCCAAATGTTTTGTTCATAATCTTACCAAGAATTTAGGATTCAACCGGAAGCAGCGCCGGATGTCGGCCCATCGGAAATAAAACCATGCCCTGACGAGCATTTCTTTTGTCACAATGATTGGTTCCGGGGATTTTCTTCCCACGGTTTAATTTAATCATGGCCGGAGCGGGTTGCAAGAAATAGTTGCATTTTTTTCAGTTTGTCGTATTTATACAGAAATGGCGCAGACGCAATTTGAGATTGGGGACATCCTCGCCTCTAGCAAGGCGTGGGATGATTACAAGGCGCAATGGCTGTCGGATTTGAAGAAAGCCAAGCAATCCGAACCAACGCCGATTCAAATTGCCAGCCTGCACGAAACATTCATTGAATTTTGGCTGATGGGGAGAACGAGCAATGCCGACACTATCAGCAATTGACAATCTTCCTCAACGGAAGGTCACAACGAAAAACCTTGAGCCAATCGAGGATGCTGTTGCCGTTCATACCACGCGCCGCGCTAGGATGTCGGGACTTGGCGAGCCTCAATATCTTGCCAACCAGACCGACGTAAATCGAATCCAAGCCGCATTGCGGTCAGCCGAGCGCGGTGACACTTGGATGTATTTCACCATCGTTCGGGATATGATTGCATCCTACACGCATTTGCAGGCTGAGTGGATGAAACGCAAGATGGTCATTGTCGGGCAACCCTATAACCTGATTCCCTACGACAAGGACAACAAAGATGACATCGTTGCCGCTGGCGTCATCAAGGAAATGATTGACAACTGCCGAAACTGGCGGGATGGCTGTTTGCATTTGCTGGACGCGACCCTGATGCCCGCAAGTGCGGCAGAGAAGATTTACGAGCCGGTTGACAGCGCGACGAATTCACGGTTCAAATTCCCGCTTCGGATGCGGCTGAAAGAAATCGCTCCGATTCCCTACATCCTGCTTTGCTTCAAAATCCCGTATCTCGCCTATCAGCCGGGAGCGAAAAATTCAGCATCGGCTTTTGACCCCGATATGTGGGAGGGTTGGCTTCGGTTTTACCAGACCAACACCAGCGGCGGCGTGGATTATTCAATTTCAAATGTTTATGCTCCTGACCCCGAAGTTCACATAGTCCACAGGGGCAACATTCTTTGCCCATCTATTCCACCAAACTTCGGCGGACAAATCAGGAGCATTCTTTTCTGGTGGCTGCTGGCGACACAAGACCGCGATTGGTGGGCGCTAATGATGCAGAAATATGGTTCGCCGTTCATTCTTGGAAAAGCCGACGCGCAGCAGGCCGACACGGTTGCTTTTTTGCAGCAGGCATTTTCAATGGCAACGCAGATCGGCGGATTGGTCATTGATAAGAAAGCCGACGCGGAACTGATTCAGGCTAATGCCACTGACGGCAGCAATGCCCACAAGGTTTTCAACGACTACTGCAACTGCGAAGTCAGCAAGATTGTCATTGGACAGGTGCTTTCATCCACGCCAAAAAACACCGGGCTTGGTTCTGGTATGGCGGCACAGGCTGAATCAGTTCGAGAGGACATCAAGCTGGCAGACCAGACAAATTTCTCCGACACGCTGGAAAAGCAGTTGTTCGAGCAGCACCTTCGCATCTACGGATATTCCGGTCGCGCTCCAAAGATATTTTGGGGCGGCGTCAAGCCGGGTGATGCAATGGCGCTCACGAAGTCTTACGCCCAGTTGTATCAGGGCGGATTGCGGCCAACGCAAGCAGCATTGGTTCACGGCGGTGAAAAGCTCGGTTACGAAATCGAGTATGTGCCGGAATCCATTTTGAATCCGAAACCGACTGGAAAAGTATTGAAGGATGACGGGGAATGAGAATCTGCAAGCCACAAGTATTTGGGAAAATTCCTTGGGACAACACGCCCGTTCAGTGGAGCCTAAACGGGCAGCAAGGATGGTGGCGTTTGCCGAACGCTTGGTTCGCAAGACGGAACGAAGATGGCACAATGACCGGAAGCCCCAACGCAGATTTTTCAAGTCCGTGTTATGATTTAATCTTGGACGTTAGCGGCTACCTTGTGTTTCAGGATTTAGGAAGAAGCACACAAGCGGGCTTGATGAGTCCAGCGCAACACTAAACGAAAGATGGGGAACAATCAGACAATTTCCGATGAAGTAAGGGTCAGTGTGGCCGCTCGAATGCGCCGATATTTATTTCCACTTTCTACCCGCACCATCCAACTCATGTGCATCCGTGGCTGTTTTAAGACGGCGCACAAAAAGGGGATGGGAAAGAATTCGCCTTGGTTTATTTCCGGGGCTGAGATAGTGAGATGGAAACTAAATCGTCATGCAGTTTTTCAAGACAACATATAACAAAAACAAAACATCATGCCTGAAACAATAACAGAACCAATGGGGACAGGCGCAGCCTCTCCTGAAACCAAACGAGGCCCCGGTCGTCCCCCAAAGATGGACGTGCAAGTGCCGCTTCAATCCGCCAATCCTGAAAACATCAACTGGGTCGGGCCGGAAGAATCCGAGCGGCTGGAAACCATCATTGAGAAACACTTCGTTCGCAAGACCGAACTGAAATCCGGTGACAACAAAAAGTATTACTACGAGGTTCAAGGGGCGCATCCCTACGTTCCGGCTGGCGTTGCGACAACCAGCAAGCAGAGCCTCGTTCTGCTGGACGTTCAAAAATTCTACCGGAACAAATTCGCAAGCAAGAATTCTGTTGTCGGCGGGATTCAAAAAGAAGTGAAAGTCAACGTCGCCGCCGAATGGGTTGCGACCGACCCAAAAACGGGGGACTATGAAGTGGTTGACGCCGACGCTTCGTTTCAAATTGACTCCCGCAAGTTTGAGGAACTTTTCGTGCGGGACAGCGCATAATTTCAACCCCGAACCAACGCGAGCCGGATTAAAACCCGGCTCTTTTCGTTTTCACCGCCAAAACAGATTTACGCAAAGTGCGAAACGTGCCTAAAGACAAAAAACTCTTTGGGGTTTATTTGTTTCGCCAATGGAAGGCACTTGCTTATTTTCCGCCATCGCTGGCAATCAAAAGATTG